ACCGAAGTTGATCCAGAGAGTAATTCTCTTACGTTTTATCGCAGACGTGAGCGAACCAAATTTGTTTTGATTAAGGTTGGAAGTTCGTCAATCCCCAATAGGCGAGATCAATCCGTAAAAGGATTGAAGTCTCAAATGGGTACTTGTACTCATCTAGACCTAGACGGTCCATATGATTAAATGTTGTTGAGTGGTATAACCACTTCCGGGGTTTTAAACCCTTAGTTCTTGTTAAGAACCTACATTTAATTTTAAGGATTCACCAAATATTATAATTAATAAAATGATGAAACACCTAAAATTAACAACATATAAACATCTTGATTTAAATATAAATCAAGCGGACCGTTTTAGCAATGGTGCATTTGCGGCTCTTAGTTTAAAACTATGATATCCGTATGTGCGCCTATTGATCTGATCTTTAAGATTAGACAAGCCTTCTTTTATGAAGTTTGCAACTCGGATTGAATCTCTTTGACTCCACAATGGATTAATATTCACTGTGAAGTATTTAAAAGAATGTTTACGAATTTGTCAACACTTTGTATCCGGAAATCCAGTCTTGGTTACAACTGAGATGCCGATTTCCATAGTGAGAGGTATACCTACTATTATTCCGGGATCTATTAGATTGCAAATGCACTCTAGAGATCTTTCGGTTATTAGAGGTGTATTGTCTTTATTATCGGTTTTCCGTATAATGAAGATCCCCTCGACTCTGAAGCTTGAAAGTATAACTGGACCTTTTACAGGTTTAGATTCTACTCTTCCGAAATATGAATTAATTAAGATTAAGTCAGTTTTACCTGTGTTTCCACAGATTAAACCTATTAAACTTAAACTTCTTAGATCGGCGGGCCCTAATTGTAAAGTCTCTATGCTTGGTATCTGATTAGATATCAAAGCATGATCTCAACATTCAAATTTTAAGGTTTTAATTGAATTTATTCAATTATTTCCAGATTATGTCGAATTTAGAGATATGCTTTTACAAGAAGCTTATAATTTTCGATTATCGGTTCCTTCCAAAGATTTACATCTTGGGAAGTTAGCGATAAAAGAAGAAGCTGCTGGTAAAGCACGAGTATTTGCAATAACTGATAGTATTACACAATCAGTAATGGGCCCTATCTCAGATGCTATCTTTAAGATGTTAAGACAAATCCCTATGGATGGTACTTTTAATCAAAGTGCCCCCTTAGATCGATTAGTCCAACTATCTAAAGATGGAGCAATCCCTGAGCAAGGTAGAATCTTTTACTCGTATGACCTTTCGGCCGCTACGGATAGACTACCAATAAATCTTCAGAAAGATATTCTGTCGATTTATTGTGGTGAAAGTTTCGCCTCTAAGTGATCAATATTGATGACTGATAGAGACTGATACCTTTCCAAGGAGAAACGTAATTTACGTTATTCTGTTGGTCAACCTATGGGAGCTTTAAGTTCATGAGCAATGTTAGCTTTAACTCATCACTTTATAGTTGGTATGGCGGCAAACCGAGTTGGGAAACTTGGTTTTGACCACTATGCTTTACTAGGTGATGATATAGTTATTGCTGACAAATCTGTAGCAGATTCCTATTATATGATCATGACTGAAATCCTTGGTGTTCAAATCAACTTATCAAAATCGCTAGTTAGTACAAATTCATTTGAATTTGCAAAACGATTAGTAACTTTGGAAGGAGAAGTGACACCGGCGGGACCAGCAAACATTTTATTA